TTAAATCTTCCACCAAACTTATTAAAATCCAACGACTCGGAATACTTAGTCAAACTATTCAGTACATTACTCTTAAGAGAGTCTACACTAGAAACTTGAGAATAGTTGTAGTAAATTGAAGAGTCTATTTCCACATAAAGAACCTTAAGGTCTACAATTTTTGGATTAATTCCAGAAACCGTATATTGTTTTAGTTGACTTAAAATTCTTGATTTATTGAAGTCAGAAACATAACTTCCATTTTTTGGTTTAATGCTCAAAATAACATTTCCATATTCTGGTGGATCTAATTCTTCTCCACCAACAACGGCAACAGATTCTGTTTCTGGATATATTGTTTTTATAATAGCTTCATAGTCTCTAGAAGTGACTGCCCTGTTTTGTGCCGAATATACTCTTGGAGCATAATATTTAATAGAATCAATAGGTTCTATACTTGAACCATTTTGAGATGATTGATTTGTTGTTATCGTAATCGTCCCAGGATCAATTATTTGATTATTGACAGTAATGATGCTTCCAGAGAAAGTGAAAACACTGGCACCATTTCCATCTTCACCATCAGTAATGATATAATTTGTCGTAATAACAGTTCCATCTGATCCAACGGCATCACCAAGTTTTTTGCCAATAATCCCATCACCAAATTTTATCTCATACTTTTCATCTTGCACTTCTTGTAGAATATAGATTCTAGATTCTGAAGTTGTATCTAAAATATTGTTAATTGCCGCATATTCAATTCCCAATCCACTATCATTTGTTCTTTTTACATAAACAGATAGGGTTGAAGTATCAATAAAGGAATTATTTAAAATAAATCTTTGATCTAAAGAACCATCATATGTAAATTGCTTTGTGAGATAGGTTCCTTGATAAACTGATATTTGGTCAAATGTTGCAACACCATCAATAACAGTTGCAGTTACATCTTCTGGAATTGAGAATGTATATGATGTGTCATTTGCCGTTCCTACGCACACCAGACCTCTTCTAAGGGTCAGTGTGGGTGTGTCCTCACTAGTTGATACCGTGAAGGAAATGGTCGCTCTTGCTGCCGTTCTGGAGCGGGGTACATAACCAATGTTTCTTGCGAGTGATACTACGTTTTCACGAAGAGTTGCAGAATCTAAGAAAGACTCATTCACAATCATATTACTGTTAAATGCAGTAATATATGTGTTGTATGCCAGTGTATCAATTAAGACAGAAAAATTTGATCCCTCAAAATCAAAGTCGCTAAATGTTGAATTAGCGCGGAGATAATCTTTTATTGAGGTTTTTATCTGGTCAAAATCTAAATTCGTGAATTTTGTAAAGGGCATCTTATCTTGCTGCCTCTAATAGGAACGTATACTCTTGTGTCGGAAACTCCTGACCAATAATATCAAAGATGACTGTAACATCAAATGTATTTTCATCTGGTTGTGGATTCACTTCAACAAGAACATTATTTACTCTTGGTTCAAAATTTTCTATCGCAACCAAAATTTGTTCTTGAATTACTGAAGCAGTACCAAAATCAACAAATTCAAACAAACTATCTCTTACATCAGAACCTAACAATGAGTTAAAAAATCTTTCTGTAGGAATAGTTTCAACAATATTTCTTACGGATCTACGAATCGCATTCTCATTTTTTAATATTTGAAGATCCTTTGTCACTGGATGTGGAACAAAGGATAAACTGATGTCTTTAAATGATCTGGATACCCTTTGTTCTGCCATTAGACTAGAGTTTTCTTGATTTTATTTATATTTACTCATGCCACCTTTCAACAAAATCATCAAATCCATGTGCTCCACCACATGGACGCTCTAAACGATCATCTGGAATTGGGTAGAGTTCCTCATTTTGAGAAATTTTTCTCTGTTTTGATGCCATTCGAAGATATTTTTCACTCTCTACCTCAGTAATAAGGGTCATTCCTTGTTCTATGAACAATTCTCCCTTGTCAACCTGGTGATAATTTCCCATTTTAGCTCCTGTTTTGTTAAAAACAGAACTTTTAGAGGGGTTGCTATCCCTTATGACTATTTATTTTTCTCTTCTTCACGTTCCTTGGCAGTTTTCCAGTGATATTCATCCTCACGACCCATTCCTAGTCTTTCATAACCGTTCTCAACTTGATAATACTGAGTCGAAACCTTAAAATCGGGCATTTTTGGTTCAACAGGAGTCAAACTATTGTCAAAAATACGTAATCGATTGTTTGGATACAGTGCATACTGTCCATTATTCAGTTCAATCAGGTTATGAGACTTGTGTTCGGCAGGATTTTCACTCGTTGCCCAGTCTACCATGTCTGGATCACGGTGATAATTGTCAATTGTACATACATAAGTGCCTTTTTGAATACCAAAGTCGCGTGTATAGCACTCAAAGTCCATACTACCGATGAATTTCTTGTCAATACTCACCACACCATAGTCCATACAGTTCCAAAACTGTAGGTTTGGTAGGTTCATATCAGGATCAGGTGTTTTTGGCGACGAGACAAACGCGCTAATCGGCAGTTTATCGTACATTGCCGCATATTCGGGCAAATAAGTTTCAAAATAAAAAGCGCGTCCAGGAATCGACTTAGCCGAAACCCAAACGCCCTTAACAAATTCACCGTGCCCACTCTGATGGTCTGTAAGATATTCTTTACGAACCCATACTTCAATAGATGGTAGATTGGTGATAAGACAACTCATCCTTTACCTTGTCCGCGATACTTCTTTTTTGCTTTATTACGAGAAGACGCAGCGATCTTCGTATTCACACTACATCCTTGACGAGTTTTCTTCGGTGCGCCTTCCACATAACCGCCACCTTTACGCATTGCCATTGTTTAATCTCCTAATAATTTTGGTTTCAAGATCTTCAGGTCTTGGAGAACCCGTCTGATAATACTCTATCGACAGGTCCTCCATCATATCGAAATATTCTAACCGTGTCAAGTTTTTGTAAATCATACGTCCATTATGTAAAATACTGTATGATTCGTCAGTCATATCAGATCACTCTTGTCTTTTCGTGACCAACTCTGATACGAGGATCACACCAAATTTCAAAACCTGCTGCGATTGCATCGAGACAGAACGATACATCTTCTCCACACATATCCTGTACTGCACCAGAATCAAAAACTTGCATCTTAGGAGCAAACCAAGGATACTTCATTTCTGGGTGTTCAAAAACACCGTGCTTAATCATCAACCATCCAAATCCTGCATAGTCAACAGTAAAAGGCTTCTTACGCTTCTGAATGCCATCCAGAGTTTCGTGATTCATGACACCACCATTGTTCTTGAAGTCATCCTCCTCTAACCAGTGTGCAACAGAAGTCGTTCGCCCGTCCTCCGTACAATACCAACCACTGGCAATATCTTTATCCATCAGAATTAACTGATAAAACTTTTCAGTATTGAAAACAATATCACTATCAATCCACAATTGATAATCATACTTCAACTTCCCGTCCCAGGGAATCTGATCAGGTCCACGCAGTACATTAGCTCCAAGGCACTTGCATCTTGCAAAGTTGACCATGGAAGAATAGTCCTGTGAGATCTGAATGCTTGCTCCCGCTTGCACCAGATCAAAACACAATTGCACAAAATTTTTCAGATAGGTATACGAGACTCCTCTTCCAGGAAGACAAAAGACGATCGACTTTCCTCTGATCATCTCTTTTGCTTTTTCGTAGTCCCACTCTGCAGTGCTTTGTGTCGGTGTGGGTGCCTTTGCTTTTACGGTAAATCCTTTAGCCATAATAGAGTGTAATTACATCATTAATCATACAGTACTATCTATGTAACGTCAATCTTCCTTGATTTCAGTTATCACAATACAATCTCCCTCAACCTCCATGTTCACCTGTGTGCCCTCGTACCATCCAAAATCATTCAGTACCCACTCAGGAATATTAATATAATACTCCCCAGTTATAGGATCAACCTCTACAGTCGTAAAATTTTCCTCCGGATTTTTTTGCATCTCTGTGTTTTCGTCCATTGATTTTATATATGTGGTTGAAGAATTTAGAGGTCGATCGTAACACTTTATAGATTGGAGGGACCCATGGGTTTTATATACACGGCGGCGCCCCCGCCCCGGTCGGGGGGTCGGGGGACTGCTGCTGTCACGAACGAACAGACGCCAGCAGGGCATCAAGCGGGTCCACAGTCTGAACGCGACCCGTAGCAGTGAAGCGTCCGGGTGCCAGGTCGTTCAGAGCAGAAAGCAGACCGTTGGCGAAGTCCTTGAAACCTTCCAGGTCGTTCAGGGTGTCCAGGGATGCGGCAGAGTAAGCAGCGAAGGTGATAGCGTGGTCAGAGTGACGGTCGCTGAAATCGCGGAAGTGACGGAGACATGCCTTGCGGTCCTGACCGTGAAGCATGTATGCCTCTGCCAGGGCAGCATACTCTGCATCGGTCCAGGATTGAGCACGGCAGCGGTTGGCGGGAAGGAAGCGCTCCTGCTGCTGCTTAGTCAGACGATCGTAAGCAGTTTCGGAGATGCGCTGTCCAACCTTATACTCCGTGCGCTTCCCGCTAGCGACGACGCTGAAGGGGCGGATGACTTGGAATTTTGCCATGGGTTCGGTCGTTTGGTTCTTCAGTATCCTACCACATCAGAAGGCGATCGGGTCGGAGGTCGGGGCGTTGATTTCGGCAAAGTGTGCGGCACACTCTTCGATGCCCTGAGTTTCCAGATCGGTGGCGATGCTGTCCAGGATGGTCAGCAGTTGGTCGCCAGTGGCGGCGCGATTGAGCAGGGAGAGGGAAAGGTCGCGGGTCATGCTAGGATAGCGGGTTGATAGGGTAGCAGTCTTTAGGGCGCTGCCGTTCCCATCGGATCAGAGGTCTGCCATCATGTCGTTGATTTCGATGCCGTCGATCTTAGGGTCATCCCAGCGGCAACCGTCGGGAGTCTGTTCGCTGCCCCATCCGCGAAGCATCATCACCAGGTCCTGATACGTGCGGCACTCTTTAGCGGTTTCGTACAGACCTTCAGAATTCTGAATCCACAGGGCGACGTTCCAGGTCTCCCAGTTTGCCCATCCGTTGAAGGTGGTGTCGGTGGCGGTGCTCATCGGTGTCGTTTGAACTGAGATCAGTATAAAGGGTCAGAGGGGGGTCAGGATGCCAGGCAGTGACGGTTTACCCACTGTCCCTTAGAGGTGTTCCCTGAGAACCAGAGCATTCCCAGGATGGCGCGACGGGAGACGTGGGTGTGGCGGTATTCGGTCAGGGGGGCATTGAACCAGCGGACCCGCGCAGTGCCCGTGATAGGGTTGAGGCGAAGCGTCCAAACGCTTTGGGAGTCGTTGCAGTTGATGGGGTAGCGCATCGGGTCGTCTGAACTGAAGTCAGTATAGGGGGCAGAGGGGGTGCCCAAGGGGAGTGAGTGGACAGCACGCTCATTGGCACATGAACTTCACGTTGTTGAAGTTAGCATAGCTGAACTGCTCACGATTGACCAGTTTCATTGTACCAAACTCATTACTGTAGACATAACCTTCGGAGTCAATTCGATCAGATCCAATGTAAGCAGCAGGACCATCATTGCGGCAGAGATAGAGTGCATCATCTTTGATAGATTTGATCAGTTTCCAGTAAGCAATCAGAGTGTAATCACAGTCAAATGCATTATCATCAATCTCCACACCTTCGCGGATACACTTATTCAGTTCCTGCTTAAGTTGCTTTGCTTTCTTCTCATCAACAAAGGTCACATTCTGTGCCATTACCTTAGCAAACTGAATCACCTCGGAAAGGTCAGAGAAGGAACCAAGGCAGGTGTCATAATCACCACTGAAGATCCGTGCCTTGGGTTTCACAAACTTACAATAGGCAGTGTCAGTGATGGTGAACAACATAGGGATTGCCCAACTATCACGGAGGTCATCATTTGCCTCAT